TTTCTTCAGTTCTTTGATATGTTGCGGGCTGATAAACTCGACATGCTTGAGATCATGTCAGAACTAAAAGATCAAAGACCAACAGTTCCTGCTGTGCCGCCCGGTGCTCCAGAAACTACACCTACGCCAGAAGTGGCTAGTGGTCTAAAGTTTGGTTTCGGAACATTAGTTACAAGTCTAGGCGTTGCACTTACAGCGGCTTGGGCAGCCTATATCAAAGAGATAGGAACGTTGTTTAGAGCCCTCGGAAGAGGACTGGGCAAAATACCAGGCGTAGGTTTTATAACAAGAACCATAGGTAACATCGGAAGTTACTTCACGAATCTAAGAAGAGTTTTTTCTGGTGTCGATAGCACAATGCGCACCGCGTCTGGTCAATTCCGAAAGATGAATTTCTTTGAAAAAGGCATCAAGTCTATAGGTGCATTTTTCAGAAGCGTTGGTGGTATGTTCAGTGGTTTTTCTGGTGGAGGTTTCATGGAAAAAATGAAGCCGCTCTCAGACTTCTTTGCTAAATTTAAGCCAATGTTCGGAAAACTGCTTGGCATTTTCAGAGCGATTGGTCGAATCTTTCTTCCTCTCACTGCAATCATCGAAGTCGGCTTGGGTATCTTCAGAGAAGTGTCTGCGCTTGAAGAGGGTGCTGGCTTTATGGATTATCTTGAAGCTGGCGTTAAAGGTATCATCAAGGGTCTAGGAAGATTAGTCACAATGCCTCTTGATCTGCTCAAGTCTGGCATCTCATGGATCGCTGGTAAATTAGGATTTGATCAGGTTGAAGCAATGCTGGACAAATTCTCATTCACAGAACTATTTGATAGCATGGTTGATGGCGTAGCAGAAATTGTTAAAAAGATTTTCAGATTCCCAATTGCTGTAGCAAAGGCTGGTAAAGCGGCACTTGGTGCGGCTTTCACTCCAGGTGAAAGTGCAACCGAAACGTTTGGTAAAGTCTTTAGTGAAGTGATGGCTGGTGGAGATACAGCCGAATCTGGCACTGTCACTGCTAGTGCAACGAGTGCATCAGCCGCGTCAGTAAATGAACCACCACCAGAAGAAGCCTCGCGTCCACGCACACGTGCAGACGTACGTAGACAGAGAATGGAAGCACGAGCGGCTGAAGAAGCGGGTCAAGCACCAACAGTTACAGTTGTCAATAACACTAATGCTCCGACAACAACTACAAACAATAGTACGACAACTGGCGGTGGAGCACCTCTACCACAACCTACTCAATCAAACGGATCGCGAGCCGACGCTTACGCTGGGGCATAAAAAAAGGGAGCCCGAAGGCTCCCTTTGCACTACTACGATCAATCTTCAGCGGCGAGTTTCGCAAAGTATGAAAGAGTATCTTCTTCACCATCTGCTGAAAGGTCTGCGGTTACAACTTCAGGTTCCGCAGGAGCACTTGCTCGGATGGGCGTTGGTGCACGGGTTGCATCTAGATCAACGTCTGCTCTTGCAGTCCGAGGAGCCGCTTCACCAAGTACAAGAGCAAGACGGGCTTTGAGTTCGTCATAGGTCTTGTACTGTGCAGGATCAGTAAACTCGTTCAGATCAAAGAGTTGATCATAGACTTGCTCAAGTTCACCATCGTCACCACCAAGCAGAGGAGCAGGAGATGCAAACTCTGACTTGTCATAGTTTCGATAGCCTTCGACATTCCGAATCTTCAGTTTGAACGAAGCACCTTCCCAGAAATCAAATGGGTTTACGGGATCTTCGTCTTGGAACTGTGGTTGCATCACGTCCATGATCTTGTCGAAGATTTTCTTACCGAAGGTGTACAGAAAGACTTTGCCCTCATTCTGAGGATTCGCTGGGTCAGATTCGACAAGAACGTTTGCAACGTAGTGAAGACGGCGCTTCTGTGAACGTGCAGTTTCTTTGTCAGCCTCATTACCAGAGTTCCACAAACGAGAGTTCAATTCGCCAACAGGATCTTGCTGACCAATCGAAGTCAAAGACTTTTCGATATACCATTGACCGGTAGGACCCTTGAAGCCATGATCCCAGTATCGAACCCAAGGCAGTTCGTTGCCTTCGGGTGCAGGTAGAAAACGCAGGACTGCGTAGCCATTGCCTGCTTTATCAACGGTGGGCTTCCATTGACGTTCATCGACGTAGGACTTCTTTTCGGTGGGGGCATCACCCGCTGTTGCGGCGGAGACTAGGTCGGAGATAGAATTGCGATTACGCTTGAGATTTGAAAAAGACATATGTATTTCCTTGTATAAACAGTGTATTTAAATTTGTCCACTTTATTCATAATATAGATGTATATAGTATCACAAAAATTTTCACCAGTCAACTTTTTTCCAAATTGAATCTGCTGTAAACTCATACGATCCTAGATACTCTTTATTCCAAGCCTGAGGTTCAATCAGACTTAGAGTAATCTTGCCACTTTCGATTCGATACAAATGGTATGTCTGTCCTACTCGTGGCACAAAATTGTACTGCGCTTGATAGATCATTTGATTATCTTCTGCAAGCTCCACTAATTGATTGTACTCTTCGTTAAGGAGAGCCAGTTTGTTTTCGAAATAATTCTTGGCTAACGATCCACGTTCCGATTTAAATAGTTCAGTATCGGGTAGCGTTATTGCTGGCGCACTGATCTCGCCGCCATACGGAAGTAACGCTTTCTTCTTTTCGGTCATTCAAGAGGCAGTTCATTTCCGCGCGGCAGAAAGTTTAGTTTCATAGCCTCAGCCTCAATCTTACTTTTGATCGGACCTGCAATAAACTTCTTTACATCGATTTCATCGAGGTTGTTCTTTTCACAGAAGTACAACACGGCATCAATGTAACTTAGATTTTTGAGTCTGACAATCTCCTCGATTCGCTTCGCAAATTTAGGCTTTGTCATAATCATACTACCAACTGTCATTCCATTTCTCCCCAAACTGCTCCGATGTCTCTGTAGTATGTACCTTTGGTTCTTACAATACAACCATCTTTATCATACGCTGGTGCGATACAGACAGGAACAATTTTGTTTTCTCGGCGCTCGCCATAGTGTGAATCAAGCCAGACACCACTCTTAAGATATGTCTGCATGTTATACACGTATGTACGCGCGGTTATTTGTTCTTGTGTCAGTTTGTCGTTGTTCTTCGACGCAGACACAAACTTTTTCCAGTAATCAATCCACTGCTTCACTTTCGTAGGATGAAGTTTATGATCATCATCAAGATCAGCAATCGATGGATGAATGGGTGGCTCATAAGCCATATGTTCGCGCAGTTTGTCTGATTTGTCAATCATCTCAAACAGTTGTCTTTTGAACTGCACCTTTACTTTTTCGGGCATGTACCCGAGCAAATAGGCTTTCCATCCGCTCTTACCAATAGTGGCAAGAAACACGTCTGGTATCTTCAACGTCTCTTCGTAACAGTCCCAATCAGTACGATCACGAATAAACTTTTTAGTTGAATGCAGATACTCGCGCTCAGTGACTTCGGTGTGCACAAAGGCATCACACTCTAGCCAAGCGGCAATCTGTTCTTCTTCTGTCTTAGCCTTCTTAAGTTTCTCCCAGTTAGGTTCGGGAGTCAAGGTCTTCTTTTTCTTGGGAGTAAACTTAGCGCGTTTCGGCATATCGATCTTCAGTCCATATGTTTTCAATAACAGCGTTTTCTGCTACTTCTTCGGCTTTGTCCAATGAAGTTAGACCCTCACGTAAAATCGCGACCAGTCTAGCGTCTCGATAAATCTCAACAAAGTAACCATCGTTATCTTTGAGAACAATCGATTCAAGCGTACTGTCATCAGACCAGTAGTTGCTAATTTCTATAGGATCTCTAGCCATTTCTAGGGTCCTGTGCCTGTTCTTTCTTTTTACGTTTTTCTTCGTCAGTAGGAACGTTTTGATTACTTTGCTTCACAGCGAAAATTCTGTCCCAATTACTTTCGAACACTTTGCGATCAACCGAGAACGGTCTCGGTTTGCTCCCTTTTCCACTCATGCGTGTTCCACCAATCTGGGGCATCACGATTAGTCCATCGAGCAAAAGCGGCTTTCGCTTCAATGTAGTAATTGCGATACGATGTTATTGAATCACCTTCGACAATGCATTGCGGGTAATGGTTCATCGCTGGTGTTGGCTCAGTAAAGCCTTCACTAGAGAACTTTTCAGGAGGTAGAAGAAGATGATAGTTCAACTTCCGATACGACTCGTGGGTTCTACCATAACGATGTTCATACTCACAGTGTAGTGCCGTCCACATGTCATACAACCACGAGTAGTTTGCAGATGAGTAGCGTACCCATTTAGCAGACGGATGGTTGATGTGACAAGCTTTATATAGCTCTTGATTCATGGTGGGATCTGGATGAAAGTATCGCTGAATCTTGCGACCCGCAGTTGATCTACCATACCAGAGTTCGCCATCTAGCACTCGATGTGCAGTTGACATGAGTTGGGCATACTCGACCAGCATTTTGACAACATGCTTATCGCAGTGCTGTTCGGCACAAACGATAGGGTCGGGATGCAGATAAAAGACATTCATTGCTTAGGAACTTTCCTCGTCAGTGAAAATTTGTAAACGTCACTCAACAGTTTTCTTTCTTCTGCTGATAGACTATTATACATCTTTTTATCTTTACGTTCAACCTTGCCAACTTTACGCATCAACTTGGCTTTCTTAGAATTCATAGTGAGCCTCCACTGCCTTTGCAA